CCTGGGTGTGGTTGTGGGTGTCAAGCCGGGATGTCGACGTGCCGGCGGATCTTGGACCCGATGTCGTCTTGGGCGTCGGGGGCGAGCACGTCCTTGAGCCAGTCCGGCATGACTGCCCAGCCCAGCGCGAGCGCCCCCTCGGGCACCATGAGGGGCGGGATGGCGGGGATGGCGGGCGCTCCGCCTCCGAGCAGCCGCGCCAGCTCCGCCACCGCCTTGGCTTCCTTCAGCTTGGCGCGGCGCTCGCGCTGGGCTGCCGTGCAGCAGGGCTTGCACCGGCTCTTGAGCCCATCCGAGTGCGACCCGTCGCGCTGGTAGTCCCCGTACTTGAGCATGGTCCCGCAGGACGTGCATGCCTTGCCTACTATCTTCTTGCCCACGTTAGATTTCTCCGTTGCTTGATGGTTGCTTGATCAGCCCGCCGCGGACCAGATGGTGGTTTCCGTCCGCACGAGCCGGTACTCCCCCGGCAGCTCCAGCGCGGGGACCATGGCGGTCATGTGGTAGACGATCTCCTGCCCCTCTTCGATGGTGGCGGGCTTGGCAAACGTTTTCCATGTCGACCATCCGGCTTGCTTCACTTCAACGCAAAGGTCGCAGGAATAATTGCGGTCAAGGGAAACGTCAAGTCTCATTGTGATCATCCTCTCGGTTTGGAGTTGCGAATTGCCTCAGCCAAGATGGCGTGGTCGAGGCGGAGCTTGTCGGCGATGCCGCCGATGTAGTTGACGTGCGCCCCGATCCATTCGACGATGTCCTCAGGGGTCGCCAGGGTCGCCTGGGAGCAGCCGGGGTGGACGTCGATCCGCGCCCAGCACTTTTCCTGGGAGACCTGGAGCTGCACGTAGAACAGGCGGAACTCGGTTGGCGCGTCAATCATTGGTCCCTCTCGTTGATCAGCCTCACCATGAACTCGTTCTCGTGCCGCAGGCGCAGGTTCTCCCCGTTGAGCCTGGAGATCTCGAACCCCGAATTCACGAGCCTGTTGTAGCACAACTCGTGTGCGACCCAGATCTCTTTCTCGGCTTCGGTCATCTGCGCCGGGAACCTGGCGCCGAGGACCTTCTTCCAGATGGTGAAGGGGCGCATGGCGTTGAGGTCGATCATTCCGGCAGCATCCCGATCTGGCGCTCCTTGTTCACGTAGGACAGCCAGCTGACGTCGCGCTCCAGCTGCTTGATCTTCGTGAGCAGGTCCTGGTTGTTCTCGGAGGACTGGCGAATTCGCCGACGCAGGTCCTGCTCTTGGTAGACCAGCTCCTGCTCGCGCCGGGCGTTCTTGGCGGCGATCTCTTCGCGGATCTCCGCCTCGAATGCGACCAGGTTACGCTCGCGGTCGTTTACGATACGCTCGCGCGCTTCCAGGACCTTCTCGCGCTGCTGGCTGATCCAGGTCTGAGTCTTGAACTCTTCCGCGATCAGCCGTTGGATGCCGGCGCCCAGGTAGAAGGGGCTCCACCCGGCAAACCGCGGGTACTCGTCGCGATCGGTCAGGACAATCACGGCGAGGGCGCGGGCTGCCAGGTGGGATATCGGGATCCGCTTGGCGCCGAGATCCTCCCTGAGGGTGTCGAGGGCTTGGCTGGTGAAAACCGGTTCTGCGGTGGACATGGGCTCCTCCTGTTCGTTGGACCTGGGTAGTATGCCTGAATCCGGGACTACACGCAAGCCACCGCTCGTCGGATTTATGCGCGGATTTATGCGCGCGAGCGATTACCACGCAAATCCGTCTTGGAACTTTGGATCTTCCTGGTTATCATATCCGGTGCGCCCCGATAGCTCATGCTGGTAGAGCAGCTGCCTTGTAAGCAGCGGGTGGTGGGTTCGAGACCTACTCGGGGCTCCAGATCTGGATGGGCAGACATGAGCGAGTCGAGCCGGCTGTAACCCGGCGCCCTTAGGGCTTGATGGTGCGAATCCATCTCCATCCACCAGATTCAGGACCCGCTTCGGCGGGCGGTCAGCAGCTACCGCAAAGCGATGGGGTCGGTCGATGCCCCCCTGCTCAAAGTCGATCCGCAGACCCGGGGAAGTAACTCCACCCCCCTAGCGGACAACCGCCGACAGGTCCTGGCGCCGATGATCACCAGGGGGACACGCCCGGCAACGGGTGCGAACGGGGAGCTGGCAGGACTCCTGGCTGGGGATGGACCCTCAGAGATCTTACGAAGATCCTGCATCGGCGAGGCGATAGGGTCTGAGGTCGGGCACAATGTGGGTGAGGATAGCTACCCCCCGCTACAGCAGCCGAACCCCACGCGGGCGGCACCAAAGAGGGCTCCTGTCCCTAAGACGCGGAGTTCAAAAGACAACTGCTGCCTGAACTTTACCACTGGGGACGGGTCACACAAAGCGTTGGACCCGCAACTCAACCAGCCGGAGACCCCCATGCCTGACCCGAAACTCCCCGTCAAAGAGATCGCCGTCATCCTTGCGCAGGCTGCGCTCGACCGGGTAGCCGAGACTGCCGACTACGTGCCCGAGGAAGACGTCAAGACAGCCGCCAAGAAGGTCGAGGCGGTCGTCAAGCAGGATGCCCCTGCCAAGTCCCTGCGCGTCTGGTCCGCGGTCGCCTCGGGCTTCTCAACGGTCTTGGTGGGCGCCCTTGTCACGGGTCTGATGGATCCGGCTGTGGGCGACGCCATCCGGCAGCTCATCACCGACTACACCGGTCCGTTCGCGCCGGTCCTGGTGGCGGTCTTGCCCGCCATGCTCGCGATGCTCTCGAAGTACCGGGACCCGCGCCCGACCCGATAAGGACTCACCAGTCAGGGACGACACCCCCAATGCGGAGGTGTTCAAGATGAAGTGGGAATTGAGTGAACCGGACCAGCCGGTTGGATGTCCGGCTGCTAGGATGAATGAGGACGCCCTGGAGTGGGCGCACAGGACGGCTGGGCAGATGCTCACCGTTGTCATGGACGGCAAGGCGGAGGCGAACGGTCACACTGAGTGGGGCGCTCTTCACGAGGTCCACCAGTTGACGCAGCGCATCCTTAACGTGACGACCATGGCGCTCTCTGGGCGCCCAAGCGGGGTGGGACTATGATCGAGGTATTGGTGGTGGCGATGGGCGTGGTGGGGCTCGGGGTCGGCGCTGCTGCGGGGTACTTCTATGGCAAGCAGGTTGCCACAGAGTCTGCCGAGGTGGCGCGCGAGGAACTCTCGTTGGCGCGGCAGGAGGACGACGAGTGGTGGGCTGACGTCGAGAAGACCCTGCGCCGCAAGGAGGACGAGGAGACCGAGGAGGTCATGTCCTTCCTGTACGCGCAGGTAACCAACCTGGCGACGCAGGTGGACGAGATCCGCAAGACCATCGACGAGCTGGCTGACGTCCTGGACGCCTGATGGTAGCGCCGGTCTCGGAGAAGGAATACCTGGACCGGCTCAGCCGGGGGGTCTACTACGAGTCCCCCCTGCTCTACGTGCAGGACGTCTTCGCGGATCCCCGCCGCCCCGGGCACGCCGTCGTGCCGGACAAGTGGCAGGCGGACGTGCTGGACGAGATCGGCAAGTGCCAGATGCTGTCCGTGACTTCCGGTCATGGGATCGGTAAGGCGCTAGGAAATAATGAACTAATTCAAACACCTACAGGTCCCGTTAAACACGGCGACATCCAGCCGGGCGATTACGTCTTTGGCGCTGACGGGCGCCCGGTCGAGGTCATTGCGACGGTTGGCTGGAAGAACGTGCCAATGTACCGGATCACCTTCGACGACGGGTCGGAGACGACGTGCTCATCCGGGCACCTCTGGAATGTCCGCGGGCGGCAGGAGCGCAGGAACGGCGTTCCCGGCTGGCGGACCATCGAGACGATCGAGCTTGCCCGCTTAGGGGTAAAGCGCCCGAACGGGAAAGCGATGGCTGCACAGTGGGAGATTCCCGCCCAGGGTCCCGCCGAATTCGCCACCCAGCCTGTTCCGGTTGCCCCCTACACGACTGGAGTACTGCTTGGCGACGGGCACCTCGCGAGTAGCTCTGTTGTAACCGAGGATGACGAGATCCTTGCCGGCGTCCAGGCTGATGGGTACAAAACCACGTTTGCCGGCATGAACGGAAACGCTGTCCAGTTCAGGGTTCTGGGCGTGCGCGGGCTCCTCGGGCTCGCGTTGAGCCAGGATAAGCGCGTCCCCCAGGAGTACCTGTTCAACTCCATCCCGGTTCGACTGGCTGTGCTTCAGGGTCTGATGGACACCGATGGGACCGTTGGCAAGCAGGGCTCCGCCACGTTCACGTCCACCAGCAAGGGTTTGGTCGAGGACGTCATCTGGCTTGTGCGCTCGCTCGGCGGGAAGGCTACACTGCAACCGGCAGTGAAGGCTCCGTTCTACCGGGATTCCGGAGGCAACAAGGTCATGTGCAAGCCCGCGTACAACGCGACGCTGCGCCTGCCGGGCATGGACCTATTCAGGGTGCAGCGAAAGCTGGACCGCATTGTCGAAGCACAGGCGCGTTACAATGTACGGTGGATCGAATCGATCGAGCCATGCGGTGTTGAGGACGCGCAATGCCTGACCGTGGCTAATCCGGACGGACTGTACCTTGGGAACGACTTCCTGGTTACGCACAACACCGCCCTGTCGAGCTGGTTGATTCACTGGTTCATCGCGACCCGTGACCACCCCACCATCAAGGTCACCGCCAACACCGCCAACCAGCTGACGTCCAACACCTGGCGCGAGCTGAAGCGCTGGAACGACGTCGCCGTCAACGGCAACCACTTCGCTTGGAGCGCGACCCGCTTCAAGCACCGAGCCGACCCCGAGACCTGGTTCGCCGCCGCGATCCCGTGGAGCGAGCACAACTCGGAAGCCTTCGCCGGTACCCACGAGACCCGCGGCGTGCTCATGCTGTTCGACGAGGCATCCGCCATCGCGGACGTGATCTTCGATGTTGCCCAGGGCGCCCTGACGACCGAGGGCGCGAAGATGGTGATGTTCGGCAACCCCACCAGGACTACGGGGTATTTCCGCGAGACCTTCGAGGGCGGCAAATACTCCCACCGCTGGAAGAACTACAAGGTCGACTCGCGCACGGCGAAGATGACCGACAAGAAGCTCCTCGCCGAATGGGCTGAGGATTACGGCGAGGACAGCGACTTCTTCCGGGTGCGTGTGCGCGGGGAGTTCCCCCGGCAGAGCACGACCCAGTTCATCTCCGAGGAGCACGTCGCCAACGCCATGGCGCGGGGGCTGGAGCCGCGACTCTACGTGCGCGAGCAGAAGATCCTTGGCGTGGACGTGGCGAAGGGCGGCGGATCCGGAGACCGGCATGCGATCTGCCGCCGACAGGGGCGCAAGGCATGGGACCCCCGCCCGCTAATCGAGATCGACACCATGGAGCTGGTGGCTCAGGTCATCGACGAGTTCAGGTCCTGGAACGCGGACCTGGTGTGCGTTGACGGCACCGGCGTTGGCACAGGCGTGGTGCACCGCTTGCAGGAGCTGGGCATCCCCGTGGTGGACGTCATGGTGGGATCCCAGTCCACCGACCCGGTGCAATACTTCAACCTGCGCACCGAACTGTGGGGTCGCGCCCGGCAGTGGCTGCGCGGCGAGGTAGACCTGGACCCTAATGAGGAGCTGAAGAAGGAACTGATTGCCCCTGAATACGATCATACCGGGAAGATGCAGCTGCGCCTGGAGCCCAAGAAGTACACCAGGCAGCGACTCGGGGTCTCCCCCGACTTGGCTGATGCCTTCGTTCTCACATTCGCGTCTGACGCTATCGGGGAGGGTCGCCTCAAGGTGATGCCCGTGAAGCAGGCGCCCAGCACAGGGTGGTGGACATTCTGATGGACAAGATCGCGACGGCTGCTGAAAAGGGCGGGTTGATGGATGTGGCGGAAGGGCAACTGGAGAAGCTCTACACCGGGCTGGCTTCCAGGGTCTGGACGCAATGGCAGGCGAATGTGCAGCACCGGCAGGATGCTGTCGATGCGGACCTGGAGGCGTGCCACCTGATGCGCGCCGCCCGGTACCCGGATGCCAAGAAATCTCTGATCGAGCAGTCCGGCGGCGAGGCGGTCTACGCCCCCCTGGCTGCCATGCAGTCGATCTCCGGCGCGGCGAGCGTGTCGCAGGTCACCCTGCCCGCAGCTGAGCGCGCCTGGTCGCTGAGCCCCACACCGATCCCCGACCTGCCCGAGGAGAACCGCAAGCTGGTGGATCAGCAGCTGAATGCTGACGCCATGATCCGCCCCCTGCCCGAGCAGACCGGACGCAAGACGGAGCTGGTGACCGCCCAGATGAAGAAGCTGGAGCGCGAGGCTGCCGCCGCCTGCAAGCGGATGGAGCAGAAGATCGCCGACCAGCTGGTCGAGTCCGGCTTCTACGGTGCCCTAAGCGAGTTCATCGAGGACTTCGCGACCTACCCCTACGCCGTGCTCCAGCGTGTGACGGTCGAGGAGCCGACGCTGCGGTGGAAGGGCGGCAAGCCCAAGCGGGTGAACCTGATCAAGGACGTGGACCTGCGCGTGTCCCCGTTCGACGTCTTCTGGGCGCCCGGCATGGTCGGGGTCAACGACGGTCCCTGGATCCACCGCATGCGCCTTCGCGACTACGAGCTGGCGCGCTGCCGCGGACCGGGCTACATCGCCGAGGCGGTGGACAAGATCCTTGAGAACCCGCCCACCGGGGGCTGGCTGTGGAGCTGGCAGGACGCATCCCGGAATGACGTCGAGCAGAACTACCGCCTGAACTCGAATGACAAGGGGACCCTCATCGACGTCCTGTCCTGCTGGATGCAGGTCAAAGGGTCCGATCTGGCGGAGTACGGCGTCGAGGACGTCGAGGACAACGAGTACTACGACACCAACGTGTGGCTTTGCGGCAACGAGGTCCTGCGCGCGGTGCGCAACACGCACCCCCTCGATCACCGCCCCTACTACAAGGCGTGCTGGCGCTCCATCCCTGGGCAGTTCCACGGGTCCTCGCCCCCGCTCCAGGTCAAGCACCTGGAGGACATCTGCAACGCGAGCATGCGCGCCCTGGTGAAGAACATGGGCATCGCCGCGGGACCCCAGGTGGTCATCGCGATTGACCAGCTGCCCAAGGGCGAGGAGTCGATCACCTCGGTCTACCCGCTCAAGGTCTGGCAGGTCGTGTCCAAGCCGGGCGCGACCCAGGAGCCGATCAAGTTCTTCCAGCCCAGCTCGAACGCCAAGGAGCTGATCGGGGTGTTCCAGCACTACTGGGAGCTGGCGGGTGACGTGACCGGCATCTACCGGTGGAACTACGGGGCGGACCAGGGCATGCAGGGTGCCGCCCAAACCATGAACGGCTTGTCGATGCTCCTGGAGAACAGCTCCAAGGTCATCCGGCACGCCGTCGAGAACCTAGAGGAGGGCGTCGTGGTCCGCCGGATCTATGACCAGTTCCTCTTGAACATGCTCTACGACACCGACGTGTCTGTGAAGGGCGACATCTCCGTCGTGGCTCGCGGGTCCAGCTCGCTGATTGAGCGCGCCGCCATCCGCCAGCGCCGGATCGAGCTGCTGAACGCGATCCAGAACACGCCCGAGACACAGATCCCAGGCATGGACGGGGTCATCGAGCAGATCCGCCTCGCCATCCTGACCGAGACGGCGAAGGACCTGGACATCGAAAGCGACCGGTTCCCCGAGGACGAGGAGATCATGCAGATCCTCGCCGAGTACCGCAAGCTCAAGCAGAGCCAGCAGGCGCCCAAGGATCCGCGCGTCGAGGCTGCCGAGATCGCCTACAAGAGCCGCATCGAGGACCAGAAGCTGGAGATGGAGGACCGGGAGAAGCAGCGCGACCACAGCCTCAAGGTGGAGCAGATGCGCCTGACCGGGATCCAGTCCCAGATGGAGAAGTCCGGGCAGTCCAAGTTCGAGGCTGAGAAGGCGAAGATGACCAAGGACGTCCTCACGCTCAAGCAGAAGGACCGGCACTTCAACGCCGAGCTTCAGCTAAAGCAAGAAGGAAAGCCCGGGCTCTAAGGAACCTTTCCGCAACACAGAGTGTCAATCATGCTGAACCCCATTGCGACAGCAAGGGAAGTAGACTTACTCAGGGAAGAGCTTCACACCAGCGCGTTCCTGCGCCGCTATCTCCAGGCAAGCCTAGCGACCATCGATGAGCAGCTCCGAGTTGCTCCTCTCGCGGACGTTCAGGTCTACCAGGGCGCGGCAAGGATACTGCAAGAACTGCTGGAGTTCTAACTGACCAATCACCCCACCCCGGGGTCTGGAGGTCTTGCATGGCAGTGAATCTACCGGGACCAATC